CGTGCCCTGGCCGTAGAGAGTGACCGTGCGGCTGTCCTGCAATTGCTGGCAGGAGCGCCGGGACATGAAGATCGCATCCGGACGGAAGTTCGCCGGGAACAGACGCAGGCCCGCGTTCAGCTTCGCGTCGGTCAGCGTCTTGCCGGAATCCGCGGTGAGGTTCGCGATGCGGACCACGCTGTGCTCAGCGGCGGTCTGCAGGCCGAGATAACTGGAGAGCTCGCTGGTGTAGCCCCACATCTTCTTCGAGTTCGCGTCCAGGATCGATTCGATGATGAAGTCGGGCAGCTCGATGATGTTGCTCGCGTTGCGGGCCCGGCCAGCCATGAGCTGGATGTAGCTCTCGCCGAACTTCACGAAGTAAACGCTCGATGCGGTCGTCGCCGTGGTGCCGGCGGCGTTGTAGGTGTAGGTCCCGCCGAAAGGAGTGAAAGCTTTCAAGCCCGGGAAACCTTTGGCGTCGGTGCTGACACCGTACCAGATCTGTTTGCCGATCGTCTTGAGCGCCTCTTCCATGACGCCCTTCGATTCGAACGCCTGGTAGCCGGCCGCGCCGCCGCGGCGCCAGTTATCGGCGATGTGCTTGGCGCACTCGATGCGACCACCGAAACGGAAGCATTCGTGATCCTTCAGGCTGAGCACGCTCTTCGACGCATCGAAGCCTTCGCCGGCGTGCGCGAATGAAACGGTCGGTCGTGCGGTGCGATGGAGCGTTTGATAGTTGAGCTGACCCGGGCCGAGGTCCTCGACCGGGAACAGCCCGAGCTCGGGCGAAACGTTAGTGAGGTCCTCGATAATTCCGCCGACGGCGTCGTTCGAGTTTGCTTTAGCGAGATCGAGGAAGTTAAGAGAAGGCATAAGTTGGTGTCGGAGTTAGAGAGGCGTGTCTGTCAATAAAAGGTCGGTGAGTTATTCGTTAGGCTTCGCTTGGCGGCTTTCGAAGTAGGCGCGGGCCTTCGCCATTCCGGTGAGGCCGGACTTGTCGCCCTCGGTCGTCTTGTCGCCTGCGCTCGGCTGCTTCGCGGGAAGATTCGCGCCATTCCGAGCCGCGATTTCCCGCGCTTTCTGCTCAGCCGTTTTCGATTCGTCCTGGAGCGTCGCGATATTTTCGTTGGCCGTCTTCAGCTCGCCCTCCTTCTTGGTGAGGGTGTCGGTCGCGGTCTTCAGCTCGCCCTCGACCTTGGTCACCTTGTCGGCGGCCTCTTTCAATTCACCCTCGATCTTGGTGATCTTCTCGTTAGCGGTCTTCAGTTCGCCTTCGGCTTTAGTCGCCTTCGCTTCGGCGTCCGCCTTCGCTTGCTCAAGACCGGATTTGACTGCCTCCCAATTTTTCGCGGCGGCTTCGAGTTCGGTGATCTTGGCGAGGGCTTGAGTGAGGTCCATAATTGATGAGGTGTGCTGTGCGGGCAGCGTGTCAACGACCCCGCCTTCCTGGTCGACGTGCGCACCGCAGTGCGGACAGGCGACGGCGCCCATCGCGATTTCCGGTTCGTTCTCGGGGCAAAAGCCTTTGCCACACGCGCCACATGCTACCTGCGCGGCGAGCTTGGCCTGCGCAGTTGCGCAATTCTTGAACTGGGAGAGATCGAAACTGTTCTTCGCGTCCGACTTCCCACCAATCAGATCGACGAAGCCGTGCTCAAGCGCTTCCGCGGCCGTCATCCAGGTTTCGTCGTCCATCATTTGGCTGATCTTTTCGCGAGAGAGACCAGTCTGTTGCGCGTAGGCCGTGATGATGTTCGCCTTCATCTTGTCCATCACGTCGGCCGTCTTGCGCATGTCGCGCGAGTCCCCGCCGGCGAACGCGGACGGATTGTGAATCATGATGAGCCCGTTCTCAGCGATCTCGATCGTGTCGCCCGCCATAGCGATGACGCTGGCCATGCTGGCGGCGATGCCGTCGATGACGACGTCGATCGAGCCGCTATGCCGCTTTAAAGCGTTGTAGATCGCGTTCCCTTCGAGAATGTTTCCCCCAGGGGAATGGATCCGGAGGGTCACGTCTTTCTGGCCGGCGCGCTTTAGCTCCGCGATGAACGATTTCGCGCTAACGTTGTAGGAGCCGATCGCGTCGTAGATCTCAATCTCGACGGATTTCGGATCGGCAGAGTTCTTAAAACGAAACCAGCTCTGGCTCACGCCGGATCGGAACTGTCAACCCGGTCCAAAGTTGTCACTGTGACAACTTTCATCGTTCAGCGACCTCAAATTACGCACATGTGCGTAATTTGGAGATTCATGGCTGTCTCTCGCATTCGGAGACCTCGAACAGAAGTTTGTTAAACGCGCTGCGGTAACGGGCATCGAGGAAGCGTTCTCGCTCGCTGGCTTCTTCAATAGCCTGGTCGCAGCACGAACAATCCGGGTCGTCGCAACGCGGATTGATCAGGTTCAACAAAATCTCCTGCTCTGCCTGGAGAAGACGCGAACGTTCCTGATCGACCAAGTCGCGAGCGTGATCGAGAGCGCAGATTCGAAGGTCCACCGAGGACGTCATGCCGCGGCTTTCTGTTCATCGTTGTCGTCTACGACATTAGACGAGTTGTTAGCCGGATCGGCGCCGTCGGCTTGGACTGCACCAGGCTTGCCGGCACGCCAGATGGGCGGGTTCCGCTTCCAGGCCTCGAGCATCTCGGGCGGAGCGCCTTCCTTAGCGGCCATCTTAATGAACTCGATCGGCTCGCGGATCCACTGGCGCATTTCGTTCCGGTAGTTAAGGCCGCGCTTGTTGCAGTACTCCCGCAGCGTAATCATGCCGTTCGCGAGCAGCTCGATGAGCATCTTTCCGTCGCGACCGTTATCGATCGTGATGCGCTCGGGCGCCTGCCAGCTCATCCGCATCCACCAATTCTTGTCTTTGCACTCGCGGAGCTTCTTCGCCTCGACGCGATGACTGAGGTAGCGGAATGCGATCGGACGGTTGAACCGGTCTATGAGCCGGTCGCCCATGATCTGGAAGAACAGGTCGGCCCGCGCAAGAATGAAACGCTGGTTTGCGCTGCCGAGCTTCGAAGGATTCCAAATGAACTCGCTCGGCAATCCTGCGGCCGCGAGCGCATCACGCATGAGGAGATCGGTGATGAACGCTTCGACCAGCGGCGAGGGTGAATCCGAGGTGACGAGCTTGATATCGGCGTTCTCATCATCGGCGTAGAAAATGCCGCCGCCGGCGGCGCCGACGATCTCCTCGAGCTGTGAGCTATCCGGGTCCGGAGTGCCATCGTCTTTTCTCCCGGCGTTTTCGATCGCGCCAAGCGCCCCGCGCTTAGGACGCTTCTTCATGCCCTTCATCATCACCGCGAAGATTTGCTGCGCCTTTCCGCTCCGCGTGGCTAGCCGCTTCAGCTCGTGGATGTCTACGAGCGGATTAACGGCCTGGGCGAAATCCGTGATGCCGCGAGTCTGGTTCGTGGCGTGCGGCTTGTACCAATGCAGCATCCTCGCGCGCTCGATGCGGTGAGAGAACTGTTTGGTGTTCCAGTCCTTTAACCAGTAGGCGACAGCGCGAGAATCCTTGTTCAGTTCGACGCCGTCGACGACGGTTGGCATCGTCGAATCGCGGCCGAGCGGCTGGCCGATTTCCTCGCTGTCGTAAATCTGGAAGCAGGGCTCGTTGTCCCACTCCGGATTTTCAGCTAACGCGGCGAAGAACTCGCCGCGGATGACACGCTGCTCGATCGCGGTCGTCTGCGCTTCGTAGAAGGTGCGCCGGCCGGCCAGGTCGCAACGCTCCGGAGTGAGGGCGTAATTTTCAAAATCCTGTTCTGCCAGCTCGTTCCATTCGGTGTCTTCGGAATCGATCTGCAGGCTCATCCCTTTGCCGACCGTGTGCCGGCCGATCGTGGCGACGCCTTCCTTAACGATGCCGAAATTATTCCAGAGCCACTCGGCTTTTTGGTTGAGCGCCTGGCGCGTGCGACGCGTGATATACAGGCGAGAATCGCCGGTGATGAGCGCCATGACGTTGGCGCGATCTGGACCGGGCGCGAGTGTTTCCTGGAATGCGCCGCTGCCGAACCAAGACAAAGGATTGTACCAGCTCATGGCCTCAGCAGGACATCCGAGAAAAATCGAGGAACGTGACCGGGGAATGGCCGGCGCCGTCGTTCGCCAGATAATCGAGCGCTTCACGGCAGGCCCTGGCCACGTCGAGCGAGCTGAGCCGGATATCGCGGGCCCAGGTTTTTCCGCCGACCGAAGCTTCGGTGAGCGGCGCCACCTCGCCTTTTCCGCCGCTGATCTTGGCCTTCGCCGCCGTCAGCATGGTGTTGATGAAGGTCAGGTCGACCGGATCGCTCGCTTGGGCATCAGCGATGAGAAATTCCTTAAGGTCGGCGACCGTCGTCATTGCCCGGTGGATGAGTGTCAATGGCCCGGGAAAGAACAACGGCCCCGAGCACTCCCGAAGGAGCTGGGGCCGTTGTCTAGTCGCCGATGCGACTCGGTGCGCGTGTCAATCGGCGGTCGTACGCGGTACGACCACGCTACGCGTCGGACGGTTCCATCAGCTTCGCCAACGCAGCGACTTCTTCGGCGTGGCGTTCAGCGCGGATCTCATCGAAGCGGTCCTCAACCTTGTCGGTAAAGACGAGCTGCATCTTCTCGCAGTCGCCCAGGTGATTGTTCTTCGTGCGGCTGAACCATTTCTTTTTACCGTTTTCCTCGCCCTCGTATTCGTCGGTCAGCTGCTTCTTGTAATCGTCGTCGACGTCCGCGGGGAGCCACCAATGAACGGGCTCGCCGAACGAGACGCCCCACTTGATGCAGCTGTAATAAAGGCAGCGGGCGAAGAAATTGGAAACGGCCCAGCAAAGATCGAGCTGGCCATCCAGCACTTTCGTGATGCGGACGTTCGCGCCGCCGGTCTTCGAATAGTCGCCGCCTTTGTAGGGATCGAAGATCGTCGTCTGCTTGAAGCAAAAATCGTAGACGTCTTCAGGTTCGAACCCAGAATCGACGAGGCCGGCCGTGACTTCATATTCGCGCGTCGAATTGTCCGGCCGGCGAAATACAAAGGTGCGAATACGCCCGGCGCCGTCGCGCTTTTTTCCAGCGAGCTCGAGGATTTGATCCCAGCTGACCGCTTCCCCCCAGTCCACGAGCGCGGACCAGGTCTTGCGCTCCGGATGATCCCAGAGAATTCCCCAGGCGCGAATGGTGTACCAGAATTGCGTGCCCTGCTTGTCGACGGTCATCGTGAGGATCTCGGCCTCGCGCGGGATCTCGCCTTTCGCGTAGCGGACCGGCGTACGTGCAACGACGCGATCGATATCGTCTTCCCTAATCGCCGCGCCGTGCTGGATGAACGGCAACCCCTTCGTCAGGTTCTCGAACTTGATCAGCGCGCCGACGTCGCCTTTGGCTTCGATGAACTCTTTCGCGATCGTGCCCCAACGCTGGAACGGCGAGTAAGCGGCCCAGACGTGCGCCGAAATGCGATCCGCCGGCGCGAGCGGGTTGTGGGCGACCCAGCGGAACCGCGCAAGCATCCACTCGAGCCGGGTGTAATCGATGTCCTTCTTGCAATGCGCGCACTGGTAGGTCGCGCCGCGCTCGGCCGCGTCGATATCGTAGCCGATCCGGACGCGCTCTTTTTTGGTGGCGTCGTGCGGCGCCGTGCGCTCGCCCCAGATCGCGAATTGCTCAAAACGAATCTGGCCTGTGACTTCCTCGCGCCATTTGTCGCGATGCGTTCCTTTCGGGAATGGATTCAGGTTTTCGTCGAACGGAACGAGCTTCGTTTCCGGCGTGAAGGTGAAACGCTGCCATCCGCGGAGCTGCGGATCGTAGGAGAGCGGCGAGCGGCCGGCTTCGACGTCGTCCCAGGACGGCGGCAAAAACGCGGTTTTCTTGTTTTCCGATAAAACAGGAATTCCGGCTTTTTCGCTGTCCTCCGAGCAGTGCGGGCATGGGACATAGCAATAGTGCTGACTTCCCTTGAGGAATTTTCGCCAGATGGCGGAGAGCTCGCCCCCCTCTCCTGGCGTCGAGTTTTCCAGGATTAACCTGGTGGAGACGTAGAGCGACGTGCGCGCGATCAGCTTTTCGTAGCTGGCGGCATCGCTATCGGTCTGGCTGCGCGATCGATCGAGCTCGTTGAGCGCGAGAAATTCAGAGTTGAACCCGTGCAGGTCCGCCTCGGCACCGCTGCCGATGATGCGGAATATTTTTCCACGGAAGGTTTTCCAAAGTGTGGTCCACCGTTTTTTGTCCGGATAAATCGCGAGCTTCCGGACGGCTTTGCAGAGAAGAAGAAAATCCTCGAGCTCGTCCTTAACGAACTTGATCGCGCTGCTCTTGCTCGGATCGAGCCAGGCCGCGGAACCAA